CCGGTATATATTCGGAGAGCCTGCCGCCCCTAATTCGCTTTGTGAACGTTGCGGATGTTGGCAGGCATAACGCCCGCCGCTCCGCCGGAGTATTGAGAAAATCAGATTTTAAGGAGGTTTATACCATGGGATGGGATTATACACACGCAACACACTACACCAGAACCGGAGCTATTGACAAAAAGGCAGAAATTGACGAGCTTTACACCTGGCAGAACGACACGAAAAAATATGAGGTTGTCCGCTCTTGCATGGTTGGGGCTACATATTACGCAGCCGTAAAAGTAACCATATTGAGCACCGGAGAGGCTGAGACATTCGCCGCCGTTGCATTGACGCACACCAACAGCCGGGATTATTTCAACTTCGGAGTTAAGACGATGGAAGAAAGCATGGGACCATGTGAGGATCATTGTCCCGCCTCTATCCTCTCTCTTCTCTCCCCTACTGATTCAGAATATGCCAACAACTGGCGGGAGAGATGCAGAAAGAACATTGAAGCAAAGAAAGATCCGCACGCATTGAAAAATTTACCTGTCGACGCAGTGATCCGCTTTACTCTCCACACTGGGGAAAGCATTGAACTATTGAAACACGCCGCAGCGTATCAGTTCAAACGCCCTTTCTGGTTCTGCCAATCATCCGGCCGTTATATGCCAGTAACCAGGATTCCGGCAAATTATGAAGTAGTCACAGCATAACATATTGAGTTTAGGAGGATAAGAAACCATGAATAATACAGCATTGAGAATTGAGAACGGTATGAGCAGTTTTGAATTACTGCAGGCCAAGGTGTCAAGCCTTGAAGCAACAGAAAAGCGCATGAGCATTGAAGAGGATCGCCGCATGGCTGCCATTGATGCAATGGATCGCACCTATAACAATCCATCCACACCACGCCGCACACGTTTTGAGCTTTCTATTGAGCTTCCTATTCAGCGTGAGGCGTTGAAGAATTACCACAATGAGCGCAGCCGGGTATCTGCCGAGCTTCGAGGATTGAGAACAGCCATTGACCTGATCTTGACCGTTTCCAACTATGGCGGAGAGGTTACACCCGGAAACCGCCGATTGATTGAGAGTATTTTAATCTAATCCGTTACATTGTAACGATATGTAACACGTTGTAATATGGAGGTAACACATGAACAAAGATAAATTAGAAGTATTTATGAACTACTTAAAAGAACAGTTTCCCGGCTGCATTGAGGATCATTTCACTTATGATTTAATCAAAAATCTCATTGACTATGTATATAGGGAACACGGTCATACAAAGAACTCCGCAAGGGCGATTATTGCAAACATACTTCCAGAAGTAACCTATGAGGAATTGGAAGCGTACTTACCTGATTTTGATGAATGGGAGGCGGAATTATGATAAAAATGTCATTCTACGATGGAACTTTAGACAGAGCCAAGGCAAAGGAAGTTGTTGAGGCATCCGAAAAGCCTTTGATGTTCCGATATGGCTTCGCTTTTAGGGGCGCAGAGAAAAGACCTATAACCAAAGAAAAAGCATTAAGTATTATTGATGATTCCGGCAACTATCTGGATATAACAGAAACCGACAATGAGATCCTTTTGAATACTTTTTCAAGTAATGATATGTTGTAGGAGGTATGAACATGGTAGTTATTTCATTGACAGATAGAGAACAGACATTATTGAGTGATAGTGTATTGACGATGATAGAGAACGCCGGACAAGCGAAACGCCTTGTGTGTGATACGAAATCGCAGGATGCTATTGACACCTATGTGAAAGAGTTGCAGAGATTGAACAGTAAATTGTGTACTACCGGCATCCGGTAAAGAAAGGATTGAGAACCATGAGAAAGAAAAGCGTATTTATCAACTGTATGGAGGCATTGACCGCAAACAGAAAACACAGCGAGGCCCGCGCACTTCTCAATACAGGACTGAAAGAGTCCGCAGAGAGACAGACCGCTACCACCGCTCCGGCGTATGAACTTACAAAGCCGTATATCTTCCCTGCCGTTGATGGCAATATGACTTATCACACCTCATGGGGATCTCATGGAGTAAAGAACGAAGCCGAAACCATATTGAGTGTATTGAACTCTTTCCGCCTCCGCTCCACCCTTGCAAAGATCAATCAGGGACCACGCCTTACACAGTATGTTATTGAACCGGCTCCCGGAACTCAGGTACAAGCTATTTTGAGACATGAAAAGGAATTTCAGGCAGCCTTACATTGCAACGCCTCTTTGAGATTTGATAATGGCTATGTGTATATTGAGGTTCCGACCGGTACAGAAACCGTGTTCCTGGGCGATATGCTCATTGATAATGAGTACCAGTCCACCGATGGTTTTACAATGGCAATCGGCATGGCGGTTGATGGTTCTAAACATTATATTGATATTGCCAAGGCTTGCCATATCCTCATTTCTGGTATGACCGGATCTGGTAAATCAATCGTTCTGCATAACCTCATCTTGTCTCTATTGATGAAAAAGAATCCGGCACAGATGCACTTATATATCATCGACCCAAAAGCAACAGAGTTTGAGTATTACAAGAATCTTGCAGCGTGTACGGTTGTATCTGAGGTAAATGGTGCGGTTGAGCTATTGAAGAACCTTTGTATTGAGATGGATCGCCGCTACTCCGTTCTTGCATCTACCGGCTGCCGTGACATTGACAGCTACAATGCGAAGTTCGCAGATGCTCCTATGAGACGTGACATAGTTTTCATTGATGAGTTATCAGACCTTATGAGCATGGGTGGAAAATCCGTTGAGGGACATATTGTAAGAATCGCACAGAAAGCCCGTGCCTGCGGCATCCACCTTGTAATCGCTACACAGTACCCGGTTGCAAAGGTTGTTACCGGATTGATTAAGGCGAATATGCCTACAAAGATCTGTCTCCGTGTTGGTACAGTCACAAACTCTATGGTTGCATTGGATATGGCCGGCGGCGAAAAACTCATGGGACATGGCGATATGCTCTTTCTCCCTAACGGTTCTCTTTCCCCGGTAAGGTTGCAAGGTGGGTTTGTATCTGAGACGGCAATCAACAATGTCGTTGCCGGTTTGATGAAAAATCAGTAAGTAGGAGGATGGTTAGAATGGCAGGAAAGACAACAACAGCTTGTACGCATGAACAGTACGAGACTATCATAAAAACTTTATATGAGGGCATTGGAGACTGCGTGCAGCCTAATCCCAGGATTGCTACGATCCTCGTTATTGAGGCGAATGTAGGATTGCGTATTGGAGATACACTCTCCCTCCGGCGTTCCTCTTTTATCAAGACGCCATCCGGTCACGCTTTTAATATTATTGAGCATAAGACCGGAAAGGTTCGCCGTTTCAAGGTTCAGGAACAGGTCTACAACTTCCTCCTTGAATATGCGGACTCTGAGGGCATTGAGGGCGATGATCTGATATTCCCTATCGGTGTCCGGGCAGTGCAAAAGCATCTGAAAAAGGTTTGCGACTGGCTCGGTCCTGGGTATGAGGATATATCCACCCATTCGTTCCGTAAATACTTCGGAACAGAGATTTACTACAAGAACGGAAAGGACATTGAACTGGTCCGCCGCCTGTATCAGCACAGTTCCGCCGCCGTTACGGCTCGTTACTTGGGTGTTACGGACGAAAAGATTGAACAGGCATTAGATTCCCACGTTGATATTATTTACCGCCCAAAATGAGGCGCATATCTAGTAATGGTTCCTTATAAGATTTGTCTATTTGAGTGTCGTGTAACAGGTTTCTGGCAGTTTTTAATGTGAAAACTGCTGCCGGTATGAGGGTTGATAACGGCATACACCATCCCTTTGTTGGTTGACAGGTTTTCCGGCTTTAATGCGAAACCGGATAAGGATAGTGGGATCTCCTGACATTCGCGTATCTCCGGCGGAGCGCACGATGCCGCTTGATAAGAACGTGTCCAAATAGACAAATGCTATAAGGAACCATTGAAGAAATGGAGGTCTTAGGCATGATTGATATTACAAACTGCAATAAAATCATAGTCGATACCATCGGGAAAACAGAGAAGATCATTGAATGGTATCAGCAAAATAAAGATTGGTTGGATGCCGAAGAGTTCCGCATCCCCATCCCCTCCGCATTGGTTGAGCTGCCGGAGGAAGATATTAAATTCTATTATGAGCAGGAGGGTGTATTCGTCAGGCTGCATCTGTATATGGGTGGCGTGTATGTCTGCAATTATCGGTATGATCCGAAAACTCAGGAAATCGAAAACATTGTCTTTCCTGCCGGATTAAGCAAAGAGAAACGAAAGGTTGCCCGGATGGTTCTTGCCGCTGACAGAACGCCATACAAGGAGGCATTGAAGTTCCACTCTCTCATGTGTTTTGCAACTCATTACCGCAACTGCATTGAGACTACGGAGCAGAAAGAGAAACGCATTTCTCATAAGCATCGAAAAAGCCTGCGCCGTTCTGGCGGTGCTACACCACTGATAACCACATACCGCATTGATAGCAGACCTATTCCTGCAGATGGTGCAAAACGGCACTACACAAAGCCTACTGAACAGGTAAGTGTAAGAGGGTTCTATCGGATCACCAAGACTGGCAAGCGTGTATGGGTTCGCCCTTTCACAAAATACAACGGAAATTCTGAAAATAACAAAACATACAAAGTATAGGAGGATCACTATGAGTAATTTGAAAGTTTATGCAAAAACCATCGAAGATGAGGCTTTGGAACAGATTAACACTCTTCTGTCTCAGGATGCCTTTAAGGACTGTAAGGTTCGTATCATGCCGGATGTTCACGCCGGAAAGGGATGTGTCATTGGCTTTACTGCGGATCTCGGAAACAAAGTAATTCCGAACATTGTCGGCGTGGATATTGGATGTGGTATGCTCTGCGTAAGCATCGGACACGGAGAAATCGACTTTGAGAGATTGGATAATGTCATTCGCACCTATGTTCCAAGTGGAAGAAATGTGCATGATGGCCGGCAGATCCGTTTTGATGAATTGCAGAATCT